GTGCTTCGTCCTCATTGAAGTCATCGTCCACTGCTTCCGGCTCGATAGCGAGTTTGTCCACCAGTTCCGTGAGGTCGTTCTGCTCGAAGCCTGTCAGTGATATGTCGTAATCTCCGAGGTCGAGGTCAAGCAGGAGGTCTTTCAACTTCACTTCATCCCATTCGCCTGTAATCTTATTCAGTGCGATGTTCAGAGCCTTCTCTCTCTGCTTGTCCAGAGCCACCACGACCACGTCCACTTCCTGGTATCCGAGGTCTTTGAGGACGGTTGCCCTCTGATGGCCGCCTATGATAGTTCCATCCTCGTTTATGATGATGGGGTCAACGTATCCGAATTCTTCAATGCTCCGCCTTATTTTCTGGTATTCCGCATCGTCCGGGGTCAGTGCTTTTCTTGGATTGTATTCTGCTGCCTTTAAGTCAGCCAGTTTCCTGCGTTCAGTTCTCAGTTTCTGGTCCATTTCCAAGCCTCCTTCCCGCTTTGCGTAACGAAATGGTTAAAAATTTTTTTATTTTATCGGCAAAAAAGCCGCGCCTTCCTCGCCCCGCATTGCATTTTGGGTCTGGGTAGTACCTACGGCGATGCCGTGCCCCGCCTGCACGCAAAAGAGGACACAGCGCAGGCTCTGATGCCTTGTGCCATGTCCTCTCTGAGGGGAGCAAGTGGAGTGGTTGGGTGTGACCGTGTGGTCTGTCCCCTTGTGCTCCACGCTACTACTATAGCACACCTCGATGTACTCTTGTGTACTCTCTTGTTCTTTCTTCTGTGTGCTGTGCTTCTGTGTGGTGCTGTGCCCCTGTCCTGTGGTGTGCCCTGTGCCTTGCCTGCCCTGCCTGTGGTGTGGCTGCGTGGTGCTGTGTCTGTGGTGTGCGGGTGCGTCCTAACCCTGCTCTCCCTGCCCCTGTGGGTGTGTGCTACGGTGTGCCCTGTACTCCCTGTGTCTTGCCTGCCTTATTTTCTTGGGGTAATACCTGCCCTATATATGGGGGTGCTATATGCGGGCCTTGTACACTCCCTATATACGTGCCCTATTTTTTTTAGGCTTGCTATTTATGATCCGTTCTGTACATACAGTAAAAGCCGGCCCTTGGATTCCGAATGCGGATTTCCAAAAGTCGGCTTGAATTTTCGATGTTCTGTTTTTCTTTTTGCGGAATTTTCCCCGGTAAAATTTCCGGCTTGATATTCTGCAATATATTAGCCTTGAATTATTCCACCTTTTCCACATCTCCTGTGTTTTTATCCACATTGTATTCTGCGTACTTAGTGCCTGTGAATAAATTCTCCGCATACTGTTCTTCGTCTTTGATGTGCTCGTATATTCTAACATTGAGCGTATCTCCTACGCAGGTTATGCAGGCTGTGGTATTAAGCGTGAAATTGACGACTGCATGGACTTCATTATCCGCCTTGAAATATTGCTTATAATAATCCGCTGCGTATTCCTCTGCTGATTTATCCCCTGTAACTTTTGCCAGTCTCCAATTTCCTGTCTTGTCATTTCTTACTGTGTCAGAGAATATGATGTCTACTCCATCAATTTCTGCGGGTTCGTCTTTTTCCTCTGTTTTTGGTTCGGTAGTTTCCGAAGCCTGCTCCGTGACCTCAGTATTCTGCTGCTCTGTCTGCTTTGGATTGCTATCATCCTTTTTATCATCGCTTGGCGATGCAATTATTCCGATGATGCATAAAACAATGATTGCGATCAGTACAATGCCGACCTTTTTTCGCTTCTTCTCTTTCATAAGAGACCTCCTTTTGGGGTAGAATTTTGTTTGTGCTAAATTGGCTATAAATAAGCCTTTTTGCAACTACAATTCTACCCCCCCCCCTACTCCGAAGTCAAGCAATTTCAAGGCTTTGAGGGTTCTTGGGAGGAGGCGAATTCCTGTAAAATTGACTGTACTTTTTTGTATGTAAGCAGCTTGTCAATTCCTGCGTTGTAGTATTTGTTGCACGGGGTCCTTGTCATGTTTGCTTCCTTGCACACCTGCTTCCAACTCAAACAGTCAATGTGTCTGTATTCCAGTATGCTCCGTTCCGTGGAGTCCGTTGGTAAAAAATCCATGATCTTCATCACATTCAGCATGGTCTTTGCCATCTCTGCTTTCTGTGATTCGATTCTGTCCTCGATCTCCATCGCACGGATGACCTGCGTTGCCGGTCCGTCTCCTACGCTGTTGGTCTGGCTGCGTGGCACTGGGGAGTATTGCATCCCCTTTGTGCCGAGCATATTTTCTCTGAAAGTACGAAGTCTGGCTTCCAACTGCTTCTTTTTCATCTTGGCATAATAATATTGTCCGAGGTACTGTTTGAGAAGCAGTTTTTGTTCTTCTACCTCATTTGCCATGCTGTCTGGTGTCATAGTTTTCCTTCTTTCTAATCCCTGGGTTTGTCCTCCGCAAGGAAGTATGCTTTTCCGCCGAGTATCCTTACCTGCTTGAGTACCCGGTCTTTGTTCTCCCAGTCTCGTATCTCTACTCCACGCTCCTGCAGGATGTTTATCTGCATTTCTATGGATGAGAGCATTGCCGACACCGGAAGTTGTCTCATTACCTGCGTTGCGTCCGCCAGACTGGAATTCATCCCGAATGGCTTACGCTTTGGTTTACCTTTTGCCACTTTTACCACCTACTTTCATATCTTGGATCGATAAACAGTTCGTCTGGTTGATGTATGTCTTTTAAGTCAGTGCTATCAATTCTTACATCGCTACCGTAGTATCCGTTCCATGATCCGCATCCGAATAATCTGATTCTTCCGTCCATTTTTATCTCTCTCATTGTGTATGCTGGCTTATTGCAACACTGCCAGTATGAAATTCTGAAACAATTATCCTTTGTGGCTTCTTTTAAGTGATCCGGTACATTGCTCCAGATTTTGTATCTCTGATTTATCTGTTCAAGCGTTGCACCCTCTCGAAGCATTTCGTTTGCACCATCAATATTCCTGTGCCTTTGTTCATGTTTTGCACTTAGTTCTGCTGTATCAAAAAGGTTTCCGCAATATTCGCACCTATACATCGTGACTTTTTCCATTATTCTCCTCCTCTCTGAAGTTTCATGATCTTCGTTGCGTCTGCCAGGGATGAATTCATCCCGAATGGTTTTCGCTTTTGTTTACCTTTTCCCATGTTTATATCCGTCCTTTCACTGTCGCAACTATGAGAAGCACAAAACCTGCAACCATAGCGATTGGTGTTAAAAGTATGACCAGTGCCGCTCCCCAGGTAGCAAACGCTTCTATGTATCTGGTTTCCTCACAGGTGTCTATTCCGCCACAAGGCTGACACATGACTCCATCGTCATTCATTCCGCCATAGCAAAGTCCATCACATCCGTATTGTTTTTTTCTGCGTTCTCTTGCTTGCGCTTCAGTTTCTTTCTTTTTCATTTCTTGCCACCCGCCATTTCATGGATTATTGTGCGGACGATATGACCGATTACCTTTGGCTCATCCCAGCCGTCCGGTCCGCTTAATATGCACCCGCATATCTTGTGCTCCCCGAACTTCTCCACATTGAATGGGCAGCCATCGCATGAGAGGTGTGTATATTCATGATCCGTTCCCTTGCCTTCGATTACTTCATGCGTGTACTTCCTGCAGATAGTCGCTGCTTCTGTCATAAACTTTGCCCAGTAGAATGCCCACTTTGCATTGATCGCCTTTTTAAATATCTTACTCTGCCTACTGATTTTCTTTTTCAGTCTCATCCTCTGCCTCCTTTAATTTCTGCCCACACCATGGACAGTGCGGATATAATTCCCTGTCTTTTCTGTATGGATTGATTTTTCTGTATGGATTGATAACGGCTGCGTTTTCGCAGTTTGGGCATACCATCACAATATCTCCGAATGCTGCTTTCTTTATGAGTGGTTTCGGGATGTCTTTCTCGCTGATCGTTCTGTAGCATCTCAGCCTTCTCTTGATGATATTATGATTAAATTCCACACCGCAGCCATTGCCATCCCCGTACCATACTCCGTGCAGGAATGGAATGCCTGCCCATTGCCCGATTTTGTCACACATCACGATTCCGTATGCTTCCTCATCCGGACACCACACTGGCTGTCCTGCCATCTGCCGTAGTTCTTCGGTTGTTAATGGTTTTTCTCCCATTGCTACGCTCCCTTCTGAAGTTCCATGATCTTCGTTGCTAGTGACATTGGTTTATGGTCTTTCTTTGGATACTGCTGATATGTGGCATTGCATACGCTGCTTTTCACATATTCTCTGTAGTATTTGTTCGCCAGTTCTACCGGAATATCCTTGTGCTTTCCGGTTATCGTCAATTTGCTTTTATCATCGTATTCTATGAAAATCTTCCACATGGTTTGCTTACCTCTTGCTTTCAAAATCTGGACATTCTTCTCCATCATCGTACTCCGTATCACATCCGTATGCGTCTGCCATGAAGTTATCGCAGTGCCATCCGCTCAGATGTCCTGTTTCCCATGATGGTCTGTGGTGCAGGCAGTTTCCGCAGCAACACTTTTCATCATCATTCATCTTCCACTCACTCCCTTCTTTAAGGCGCACATGGTGCAGAGTCCTTTTGCTCCCTGCGCCTTGGCTACTTCTGCCAGTGGCAGTTCCCAACACTGTGCACCGCACTCCGGGCACTTGGTCAGCTTCCAGTTCTTGTGTCCTGTTGGCACATTTACCTTCAGCGGCATACAGTAATATCCGCCACGGTCAGTTGCTTTTCTCGGTTCGATTGCTACTCTCATTCTGTTTGCTCCCTTGCTATTTCTGTGTCAGTTCCGGCAGCAGGATTTCTGCTACTTCCTTTTCCGAAGTGACTACCCATGCCCTACCGCCTGCCTTGCGGATCTGCTTTATCGTCTGCTCCTGCATCTTACTCAGTACCCCGATGAATGGCCGCTTGACCTCGAATCCGTAATACCTGCCATTGATGATGCAGGTAATGTCTGGGATTCCCTGTCTGGAGTACGGGCCGGCTGCTTCTTTCCATGCGATGGCATTTGGTGCGTTATCCTTTATCCAGTCGAGGATTTTCTTCTGGAAGTGGCTTTCCTTTGGCATCTTCTCCCGGATGAATTTGTCGGCCGCTTCCCTGGTGCTTATGCCCTTATTATGCTCTATGGTATAGTCTTGCAATTCTTCGTAGGTTCTGAAGGAGGTATAATCCAGTTTTCCTCCACGCATTACATGGCGGATTGCTTCCTCTGCTGTTGGGTCTGGATACCCTTCTGCGTTCTTTGCTGTCATCGTCTGCCTCCTTAAAATCTGGCGGACACTCTCCCTGTGATGTGGAGTTTTCCGTTTTTCTCTACTGCATTGAAGTATCGGTGTCCTTTTGCCACCTCTGCCGCCAGTTCGTCTGTGAGTGTGACGATTCTACGGTAATTGCCGCTCTTGGTTGTGATGAGTGCTCTTTCTCTATCCCACACTGGCTGATTGTTTTCTCCCATGACGACCTTCTCTACTCCATCTTCCACTGCCAGTTTCGGTACTGCTTCAATCTTGATGATCATGTCTCTCCATCTCCTTTTCGATTTCTTCTTTATGTTCCTCGTAAACCCTGCACTCGGTACAGGGTTTTTCCGGTTCTACGCATTTGTCCGAAAGAATGATACAAAACCACGGCAGGCTTCCTTTGCGCTGCTTTTTGGCTCTGGCTCGCTCTCTCATCTGGGACAGCAGTTCCATCATGCTCATACTGGTGTTGCCTCCTCAAATACCGGGGCGGTTGCCTCCTGCATGGTCGGCTGATCTGCATATTCCGCTGATCCGTTGTCTGCGTATGCCAGTTTGTTTCCCTCATTAGCTTCCATGAAGTGGCTTGCCTGTGTGTCTGCGGAATGCAGTGCCCAGATCATCGGGTACTTGTCGATGGCATTGTTAAATGATAAGGTGTCGGCTTCGGTGTATCCCATGTGCCATCTGATGGCATATCGTTCCACTGGCTGAAGCTTCATGTATTCCTCGATCATCATTACCGACTTTTCTCCGTGTCCGTATGGGATCTTGTCGTCCACTGCGAATGCTTCATACTGCTCCCACTTTCCACCTACCTTGCGGTTTCTGATTTCTGTTGTGTAGAAATAGGTCTTGCAGATGTCATGGAGCAGTGCCATGATGATCACATTTTCCTCTGTCACTCTGGCTGCCGGAACTCCTGCGACCTCGTATGAGTATGTGCCGTCATCGTTCTTTGTGAGGTTCGCCCTCAGTGCATCCAGTACATTGAGTGAGTGCTGCAGCAGTCCGCCTGTCACTGAAAGGTGGAATCTGGTGCTTGCAGGTGCTGCGTACATATCACTCTTTCTAATAAATGCCATCAGCTTGTCCACTCCGTCTCTTGTTACCTTTGCCATCTCTGCTTCAAATCTGTTGATGTTTGCCTGTCTGTTATCCATTGTCTTGCTCCTCCTTATTCTTTAATCCCTCAGCCAGAATGTGGCACGCTCCGGCTGTGATAATCATTCTCTGTTCTGATTCCCACTCTGGTTTCTTCTCCCAGATGTTCTGTTCCTGGTCTACAAGGAACTCTTTTGTCAAATCGTTATAAATCTTCGGTGGCGGTCCGTCCTCATCGAAGCACTCCGGTGCTGCGTATAAGCAACAGTGTTGTTGCCAGTAAGGTATCCACAGATTCCAGACTGCTATTCTGATTTCTTCCACCACCTGTAGAAATTTCTCGACACTGTATTCCTTGTAGAGTGTCCTGCCGAGTTCCTTGCCTGTTCCGGCTCTCCGTTTTTCCTCAAGCATTTCCTGTATCTGCTTTATGAGAACCTGTCCGGCATCATCGTTTTTTATAACGATGTCCTGTCTGATTCTCCTGCCGGAGATCTGATCCGCTACTTCCTTGATGCTATCCTTTAGTTCCCGGTACGGTTTCTTGTACTTGGTCTTTAGGAGTTCCTCTGGCACATTCTCGTCATTCTTTTTCAGTGTCTCCAGTAGCGATTTCAGCTTTTCTTCATCCTTTTGGATGCTTTCATCTTCCATTCGCACCACCCTTTCTGTCTCCGAACACCTAATGCTCCATTTTTCTACCGCACACCTACGTGTTCATTTAGGTGTGCGGTGTGAAACCCTTGATTTTACTGGCTTTATCGGGGTTACTAAACACCTAACACCTAATTTCTGAAATATACCATGTTTTTTTAGTGATTTCTGTGACTAACCTTTCATGCAGTCACACAATTTTCCGTAAATACAATAAAAATAGTGATTTAGGTGTTTTAGGTGTTTAGATGTTATTAAAAGCCTTGATTTTACTGGGTTTTTTACTAAACACCTAACCGAACACCTAACTAAACACCTAATTTTAGGTGTGCGGTTTTTTAAGGTTTTTTATAACTTTTTAGCGATTTTGGTCACATAATTTCCAGTCACACAATTTTTTCTGCTCCATGGTTTTTGTGACTAAATCGCAAATTCTGTGACTAATTGAACGGCAGCTTATCTGCTTCCTCATCGGGTATGGTCTGCCATCCGTCATTTGTTCCCGGCAGACTCATCTGCTGCGGTTTCATCTGCTCTGCGATTTCTTCCTCCTCCAGTAACGGGTCCTTTTCCTCTGCGAGGTCGCCCAGGTGGAATTCCACGAAGCGACAGTTTCGGTTGTTGAACCATTTTGTCACTGAGTTCTTGGTGCTGCCGTCTTTAAGGACTGATACTCCGATCAGGCCCTTGTCTGCGAGGTATTTCAGTGTCTTTCTGGATGAGTATCCTGCTTTCGTGAGTGCCTGCGTCAGCATGGATGGGAAGATGTATGCGTTCTTGTTCTGGATCATGCCAAGGCACGTTCCGAAGGCTTTCTCCCCGAAGCTGTCCTTGTTTGACAGTATCCAGTCCACGATGTACTGCGTGGCATTCTCGTTTACATCTCCGGTGTCTGCGTTCATCTGCTCCTGCAGGATGTTCCTTGCCATCTCTTTGGCTCTTTCCCATGATTCCGGGTCGATTTGTAGGTTTTCCGTGTTTGTTTTGGCTGATTCCGTATCAAATTCTCCATTTTCGTACCGTTTCAGCCATTCTCCGTTATTAAATACCCATGTGTCGATGATTGCGTCTGCCAGTGCCACCGCTGCGATGCCTGCTATGTGTGATCCGCTCTTTCCTTTGCTGATCTGGTATACATACTGCATCATTTCATCGTATTTCTCCGTGATGCTTCTTTCGTCTGTGTGCAGGAGCATTCCGATGTAAGCCGGCCCTGCCCATCCGCAGTTCATTCCAGACTGCTGATGCATGACGGAGGCTTCCCTCTCATCGTCAAATGGTCCGCCGTATATTTCAAGCACACGGGTGCTTACACCTGTCTGCGATGTTTCTGTTGATAGTGGTTCTTCTCCGGTTGCCAGTGCCACGGTTCTCCATGTCTGTGTTGCCTGGATGCCACCGCTCTTTGCACCTCGTATCTTTCCTGTACCACTGGCGATCATGTACACGATTTTCTCCAGTGAGTTCTGGTTATTTCCTGCCAACTGTCGCTCATCAATTCCGAGCGGAAGGTCGCAGTAAAAGGATGCGGTTCTCTCCAAGCCTACCTGCGTTGCATTAAAATTTACCATCAGTCTTTCCGGGTCGCCCCATACGGAGAGTGCTGCCTTAAGTGCTGCGGTCTTTCCGCCTTTTGAACCGCCCCAGTTGTACACGAAGAATATTCGTTGCTTTATGATCCGCAGGAGCGGTGCTGTGAAACTGGCCGCCAATATGAACCGGAACTTGTCTCTGCTTCGGTGTGGCTTTATCATTTTGAGCCAGTCCGCCATTGTTCCGTTCTGGCAGTATGCCGCTGCCATGCCCCTCTGCGATGGGTCAATGTCCAGAACGATATCCTTGTCATGCCCCGGCACGAACCGCTTTCCGGATTGCCATCCGAATGTACTTGTGGAGTCTGCTTTCTTTATGATGTCTATGTTCTCGGCTTCCAGTGCCGCCAAGAATTTTACGATGTGCTTTGCATTCTCCGATGTGACGGTGCATCCTAAGTCTGCCAGTGCTGTGATAGCTCTGGATGTGAAGATGGTGCTTCGTGGGTAGATTGCCTTGTGCCACTGCCCATCCCTCTTGAATGCTACCTCTATCTTTTCCTCTCCTGTTTCCATGCTCCGCAGTCGCTGCGTGATAATGATCGGAGTTCTGCATACCATGACTGGTGCATACTTCTTTTCATCGATCACGCTGATTCCCTTTTCTGAATAAATCCAACCTTCCGGCTGTCTTAAGTTCACAGGTGCTCCCTCGACCGCTTCTGGGATGTTATCTTCCTCGATGTCTATCTGCTCTGCGTTGCTGATTGCTTTTCGGATCTTCTCGGCCGCTTCCTCTTTGCCATACTTCATATAAACTTCCGATGGGTCCTTGCATCCGAGTGTCCGACAGCTCCATTTGTATACTTCTCCTACGAACTTTCCTTCCCGGAGTGCCCTTGTGACTTTGGCGAGGAATGCTTCCCCGCCTTTGTCCGGCTCTACATGGATGTAAAGTTTCAAATCCTGCAGGACTCCTGCCCAGTCTGCCCGCATCATGGACGCTCCCGGTATTCCGAGTGTGCTGATTCCCATGTACCACATGGACTGGGAATCGCTCTCGCCCTCGACCAGTACTGCATATCCGATATTCCTTATGGCTTCTATCTGCCATAATCCATACATACACAGCCTGTCTGTCTTTCCATATTCCCACCGGAACTGCTTTCCGCCGTATCTCTTACGGTGCAGTGCCAGATTTCTTTCTGCATCAAAGTATGGTATATATAAATACTGGACTCCGTTTCGGTCTTTCTTTGTCTGCAGGCAGCATTGTTCTTTCAGCCAGTCCTCTGGGAGACGCTTCTCGAATGAATACTGGGACACGGTGTAGTGATCCAGTCCTGGTTTCTTCTCTTTTGGTTTCTCCTGCGGCTCATTCAATGCTCCATACTTTTCCAGTATCTGCTTATAGGCTTCCTTGGTATCCAGTCCATTCAGCTTTGCATAAAATGTGACGAAGTTTCCGCCCTCATCCTCTGCGAAGCAGTGCCACATTCCGGTCTTTAAGTCTACCGAGAATGAATTTGCACGGTCGTCATGGAACGGACACAGACCTGTGAGGTTGTCGCCTGTGATCTTGTGCTTTTTGATAACGGAGCAGTATTCAGTTTTATAATCTACCAGACGGTCTAAATCGACCTCCGCTGCCTGCTGCATATTATCGCTCCAATCTACTAAGTATTACCTGTTCCAGTCCAAGTCTTGTGAAATTGATTGACTTGCCCTGCATCATGAGTTTGTTCGTCATGTAGTCGATTTCCTCATTCATTCCCTCGCTGATCACATTTTCCACGGTCACTACGAGGAATTCTTTGCACTGCATCATCAGACGCTTGCCTGCTTCCATTCCGAAGTATCTCTCCTCGGCGATGGAGTCATCCATAAATCGTGGGAAGTAAAGGTGTGGTGCAATCGGTATCTTTCCTTCACTGACTACCTTGTTTGCTGCCCACTTCGCCACTCTGATGTTTTCTTCCAGTTCCTCTCTGGTATCTGCCCTGTATCTGCTGCAGATATAGCACATCGGCATGAGTGCCGGGTTTCTATTCTGTAACTCTCCCGGATAGCACTGTCCTGCGTACTTCCATGGCGAGTATCTGTTCTCTTTGTATATGGTGTCATAGATTGGCAGATTGCCTACGATGTCTGCGACCTCGCTCATCTGGATCATAGTATCCGTCTGGTTTCCTGCGTTCTCTCTAAAGTTGTAAACCATAGCCGCTTCCACGATATCTCCCGGCATTAAGCATTCGTCATCGTATCTGCCGGTCCAGTTATCAAATAATATCTGCATACTGTGCCTCCTTTATATTGGTGCGGTTTTGCACCTTGCACGAGTCGGAGTCGAACCGATCCGTTTGAGGACTCGAACCTCGCTGCACCGCACTGGATGGCCGCCACCCATATCTGCCTTAGTTGAATGGCAGATTTGCGTCTCCGTCCACACTCTGGAAGTCTGCTGCATCCACGGCGGCTCCTGTGTTATAGTCTGCTTCATCAATATCCGGGATGTTGTCCGCCTGTGCCTTGATCATCTCCACCATTGCCTTTGTCTCGGCTCTCTGCTCGTCCGTCAGTTTGCTTACGAATGCGAAGGCTGCTCTGGAGTATGTGATGCCGTCTGCTGACTTTTCCTTCTTCAGCGTGATCTTGGTTACGGCATCGTAGCAACGGAGTCCTTTGAGGAGGATTCGCTTGCCGATGTAATCTCTGATGTATTTCAGAGAGGTTGGCGGTAAAGCGAGGATAATCGGTACAGGGTTGCCTTCCTGCAGGATGTAACATCTGTGAATGTTCTTGCAGGCTTTTCCAAATCCGTTCTTTCCGCTTCCGAACTGGTTATGCGGACACTTGCTGCAATCATGGATTTCCCCAGTCTCACGCTCCACTCCCTGCTTTCCGTCATG